CTGTATAATTATCACCACTGTTTGAAACTGCACTTCTATTTATTTGTAGCCACGAATCGCCATCATTACTAAAAAAAATATCTGTGCCAGAACACACAACAACCCCATCACCATAAGGCTGAATACCCAACACAGCATTAGAGCCGTTTGGACGAGTAGTACCATAGGCTGTAAAACCATTTATGCGTCTGTAGCCTCCGTCTGGATCTACTTCAAAGTTTTCTAGTACCTTTGCAAATCCGGGGTTACCTAAAATCTCAATAGAGTTTAAGTTTGTATTTAAACCGCCTTTACATGAAAAACCAAAAGCCTGAGACATTAGACAAGCCTCATACGATCATCTTTGATGTACTTAGGTGCTGGGAACATTAAAGCATTCTTCATAAGTCGTAAGCCTCTACGATATTCTTCTAAGGCTAATGCGGCTGGCTGAATGTTTTCTTTGAACTGATGCACGTAGTATCTGGCTCTAGAAAGCAACACAGTTTTGTATACATCTGGAAAAACAATTGCATCACTGTGGGCTGATAGTTCTGTAGCTTGATTAAACGCAAAAAAATGAATACGATATACTTTGTCAGGTATCGGACTCAATCCAAAGTTACGTCCATCACTACTACGAAATACTCTTTTTGGCTCTCCACCATTAGCGTTCTCAGCATCATCAGCATTTTCTTCTGCACGATGATAGTCTTTCCATTGTTCTAAAGTAATAAACCTTAAATTTTTACTGACGTAGGGGGCTGTTTCGCCTGATACACCCACCGTAGTTAAATAAAAGTCATCCCAATCTATATAGCCATAGTCATCTACCAAAGAGGAACTTGAAGCCTTGAGTTCATACCAACGCTGATTAGCAACAGTTTCTACAGTTACATTACCATACAACGGATCTGTAGCACCGCTTTCACCTACAGCAAGAAAAGGCCACTGAGGTTCTTCAAGAACAATGTCAAGGTATGCACGATTTACACAGTCCTTTACGTGTGCCTGTATTCCAATAGCAGAAGAAAAATTACTTGAAGTTAGGACAACCTCGTTCATTTCTCTTAGCAGTTCGTTAGTAAGCTGTAGGTATGTAGTCGCCATTATTTTTTATGAACCTTTTGTATTTCAAAGTTGGCTTTTTTAGAAGCACCTTTGTGTGGCTTGTACCCACCCGCTGGATCTTTCATCAGCTTGTAGGTCTTACCACTTTTCATCCAGTGGTAGCCTTTAGGTGCCGCGACTTGCATCAGGGTTCTCCTGCTCATTACGAGCTTTAGGATACTTCAACTCCGCTTCTTTTTGATACGGAAACTGATTACCTGTCATCTCAGCACACATACGCTCTTTTTCTTGGATAGATTTGTATTCGCGTTTTTCAACTTGAGTAGTCATTAGTTTGCAGTTCCTTTTGGCATGGCATCTGCTACAGTGCTTCCATACATAGGCTGAACGCTACCGCCTTCTGCGTACATTTGACCACCCATAGCACGACCACCACGACCACGCCGGTTAGCTGGACGCTTTTTGTTCTTTTTTTCTGTAAAAGGTGTTTGTGTAAATTTTTTTGGACCCATCATACAGTCTTCTCCTTCTTTCTAAAAATACGATCATAGTTGTCTTCGTATTTTTTACGGTTTTCATACTTAAGGTACTGACCGCTTACCTTAGTTGTTCTTTTAGGACTCATTCTAATTGGCTGTTGTTCACTTCCAATCTGCGGCATTACTTATCTCCAGAAAAGAAAAGGGGGAGTATTTCATCCCCCTATCAGTTTTAGTCGATGCCGTAGAAGGCAGAAACCAAAGCTTCGCCACGCAGAACCTTAGCACCATAAACGTGCAGGCCGCGAACGATATCACCAAAGCTAGACGGATCACGAATCACTTCTGTATTCACAATAGTTTGTGCAGTACAGGTGGATGAGATGTGTCCAGCAATACACTTACCAGCCGCGTTAGTAGTCGCCGCAATGTTGTTGGTCTTGTACATATCAAAACCACGCAACTTACCAGAGCTTACCAAACCGTTACGGATGGAGCCTTGGCCTGCATTGAAGTCAACGCTCAAGAGCTTAGAGTTACTTTGTACAAGTTGCTCATAGAACTCAGGATTAGCAAGGAACCAACGACCCTCTTCAGGTACGTTCTGCTCATCAAGCAGACGCGCCATGTGTGAAAGTACGTCGATAGGATCATGCTCACCAGAAGCGTAGCCAATGTCGAGGTTACCAGTACCGTCGAAAGTACCAGCCGCCAAGTCAGTAGCACTATCAGAACCAAGAATGTGGTTCGGAGAAGATGCAGGAACGCCAGCAAACATAGCGGCAATTACACCTGAATCAAACGCATCACGCAGTGCGTAAGCGGCTGAAGAAGATGCAACTTCCTTAAAGTTGACATGAGACATAGAAGTTTCGATGTCGTCAACGATGAACTTAAATGCGTTCGCCGTATCAACAACAAGGTTGACTTCCTGATCGGTCAACTTAGTTTGGGTTACGTCCTGACCACGCTCGTACTGATAAACAGTGATTACCGGCTCTTTGATGATACGTACTGTATCGCCGTAAGCAGTAATTTCACCAGCATAGTCGGTGTTAGTGATTGCTTCCGCTACTGAAGACTTCCGAAAGAAGTTGAGTACCTTCTTGGAATAGACAGCAGGCAGGAAGTATGAATTGGTCTGTCCTGATACCGAATTTGCAAAGTTCGCATCGGTATCTGTGGACGGCTCAAAATACTGATCTGAAACATTATTAGCCATGATTAAAATCTCCTAAAAGACAAGTTTATCTTGCTACCCGTCCTTCTTCGATGGCACGATCAATTTCCTCTTCGTAACGATCATACTCATCCATAGACAGGGAAGCAATTTCCCGTTGTGTCCAAATCTTGGCTTCGCGCGGCTCAACGCCGGTAGTCTTTGTTGATACCATATCAGCCGCATTGGACTTTGAAAGTTGTGACGGACGAGAAGATTTTTTAATAGCAATATTATTTTCCATCTTATAAAGATCTATTGCACGACTAGCTAATCCAACATTGTCTGGGTTTTTGTAGATCCAACGCTGAATTTCTTCAGGCTGAGTCTTAGCCCATTCGTGAAAGTTGTCATCACCCCTGATATCTTCAAAGTCAGGGTGTCGCTCTCTAAGAGCCATTTCAGCATCACGCTTTGACATTTCTGCCTCACGCATTTCTAATGCCGATAGCTTTTGTTGAAGGGCGTTCATCTGCTCTTCGCTTCTCATATGAGCAACTGATTCAACAGTATCATATAGATCAGGATACTCTGCTTTAAAACGCTCAAGTTCTTCAGCACTTTTTGGCGGTTGATACTGCGGTTGAGCAGATCGTGCCATAGCCTCTAGTTCTTGTTCACGTTGTTTAAACTCAGAGATCTTTTGATCGTAATGTTTTTTTAGATCGTCATACCTTTTTTTATAATTGGTACGAGGACGCTTTTCTTCTTGAGGGGTTCCGTCTTCGGAAGTAGCCTCTTGTTCCTCAAAAAATAATGAATCTGCACTGCTAGTAGTTTTAGCATCATCTTCATGCCAAGACTTCTTTGCGTTGTACGGATTCGCTTGCTCTTCTTCACTCATGTCACTTCTCCTTTCTGGGGCTTGTTGTCTTTCAAGGTGGCTGTGTTATTGCGCTTTTAACACAGGGTCTTGATACTACAAGGTGGCCTCAAGGTTATAAAATGATAAGGGGCTAGAGTTCTAGGTAGCCTTATCGGTTCATTAGGCTGGGCATTCGGTTTGCATATGCCATTTGACGCTCTAATGTTGTTTCGTCGTCTTTTTCCATGCCATAGCGTTCCATGCCGTCAGATTCCTCTTCTGGCATTCCACCTTCTGCATAGCCCATAAGACCGCCATCATAAGCACGTTCAGCATCGTCCATCATTTTTTGGAGATTGTCTGCGCCTATTTGGTCAGTCGCTTTTCTGGTGATTACAAACTCACCGTCCGATAACCTTGCGGGTATCGAATCTGATATGCCAGTACCGGGGCCTTCAACTTCCCCAGCACCAGCAAATTCTGTTGCATTAAGAATAATTTTATCTAAGATCCCTTCTAGTTTTGGATCTTCGTCTAGAACCTTAAATAAATATTCTTGCTCTTCGGGTTCTAATACTTCTTCAGCTACGTAATCTACGTACTCTTCTTCCATCTCATCGTCTGGAAGCATATCTTCAGCCTGTTGCATTTCTTCTTCTGGGCTGATGTTGTCGTATGTGTCTACAGGAGGCTCTTCAACAGGCATCTCCATTTCCGGTGGAACCATCATAGAACCTTCAGCTTTTGGAGTTCTTTCAAGATCCACGCCACGACCCATTAATACATCTGCGCGTGTTACTTCGCCGTCTTTATTTAAATCTGGAAATGCTTCAGCCATCGTCATTATCCTTTCGTCTTTGAATTACTTGTTCTTTTAATGTAAGAAGATTAGCCAGAGAACTCGCTTTCCCCTGCCTGCGGAACAGCTCCCGTTCCGATGTTTCCATCGCCAGTGCCTGTAACTCCAACATCCGTAGGTTCTGGAGGTGTTCCTTCAGGGGTTCCCACAGTTCCGGGTTGTTGACTAAGGGGGTCAGCCTGTTCGCCAGTTGCTTGTCCAACATTATTTTGCATTCCTATAATCTGTGCGGCTATTGCCGCTTCTTCGGGATCGTTGAGGATTTCGTCAGGATCAAGATCCAAACTATACGCCAGTTCGCTAATCAGTTTAGACATCTTAACAAAAGGTGCAATAGCTGGGTTTTGAGCCGTCTGAAGAAACATCGTCAACCGCTGACTTCTTACTTCTTTTTGCATGAGGCTATTTGTACCCATAGCCTTAATCTCTAGATCACCAGCAGTCTTTAGATCTCCATCAAAGAACTGCATATTCCATTGGAAGTACGCTTTGCCCAAAGGCTTCAGTAAGAAATCATCAAGATTCTTTACGACTGTTTTAATGTTGAGCGAGGCGGCACCTAAAAGCATGGACATACCAGAAGCTGTACGAGTCATGCTCTGTACGCCTGTCTGACCATGTGAATAGCTAGGAATGCCTGTCTGTTCGTCTGCAAGCTGTCTGAACTTATCGAACATCATCATGTTTTCTTGAGATGTGTTCGGGAACTTTAAGCCATGAATAGCTTGGCCTTGCATACCCGACTGACGCCTAAAGACTTTGCCGGGGTAGATCTCCATGCTTTGTCCACCGACAAGCATTGTTTCATCTACGTCAAATACTAACGAGCCGCTAAGGGCTAGGTTGTCAATTGCCAGCCTTGCATGACCATTCATAATCTGCTGGCTGTCATTCATGTTTTCTGCTACGCCTACACCAAAGAAGCTATAAGGGTTTCGTTCATATGGAAAGGCGTTGTAGGGGATTCTATGCGGTGTGAAGGGATTGATAACGGCTCTGAGTACAAGACCATTACAAATCCAAGCATTAATCTGTACTTCATCAAGAATGTCTACTCCTTCTGGAAGTTCAATACCAACATCTTTGGCGTATTCTGCATCCATCAAGCCCCAATACTCAAGGACTTCAAAACGACTAGCGCCCATCTCTGACATACGCTGATCGTCTTTGAGTTCGTACTCGTAGTCTTCTTCTGTGTAATTAGGGCCAAGCATCATACAATCACGAATAGCGTCTTCGTTAAAGTATGGCATTTTTCTTAATGCTCTAAGCTGAGAACGATTAAGCTTATGACGATGTACTACATATTCGCATTCTTCGATAGATGTAGCATTTGGATCAGGAAAAAAATCCCAAATGCTTACAAACTCAATGCGAGGTACACGCACAGAAGTAGGCGTATATTCGCGTCCATCTTCACCATCTTCCCAACGATGAAGAGTCTTATTAAAATTAAAAGGCCCTTTTACAATACCTGTACCAAAAAGCGTAGACTCAAAGATTGCGTTGCGGAGTTCTGTAGAGCCACCTGACTCATCAATCTGATCGTGAATAAGCTTTTCCATATTCCTTGCGGCTTCTTTAGCTGGAGAAATTTCTGGAATATTAGGAATAGGTGAAGGGCCTTCAACAAAAGTAACTTGATCGTTGTTTTCTAAGTCTTCAAATAGTCCTTGCCCAGAGTTCATTCTAGCTCCGGGTTTTAGTACGCGACCATCGCCAGCAAAACCAGAACCACTTTCAACCATTTCTTCAGGCGCTTCACGCTGTGCATTTGTCTCAATACCGGGAGCCGCCTGTGTATCAAGGTGCATATACTCGCTGATATCTTCAGGCAGTGGGGTATGTGCTACACCAATCGGGAACTTACCTGTGCCAAAGATTACGTCAATAAGCTGTCCAAAAGCCGCAAGTACTTTAGTCTTCGTGACTTTAATAAATACACGAGACTTTTCAGATTCTCTAAATCTTACGTTCTTTGGATAGATTCCACGGAAGTTATGATACGCCGTAATCCAACGGTTTTCGTCAGAGTCTCTAGCCATCTTAGAATCTGCAAACCGTGCTTCAATAAGGCCAGCAAGGTTTGATTTGACTTGAGCATCTGCATTGATAGACAGCCCATCCTCACCTTCTACTGATTCAAAGTAAAGATTGTTTGCGCTATCAACTATAGTGTTGTTTTCTGCCATGTTTATCCCATTGGTGTTAGGCTAACAAGTGTATATATAATTGTAAAACTAATTGTTATGCCTAATGTATAAATACCCCAAGTGTTTAAAGGTCGCCAAAGTTTATGCTTCATTAATATCCAAATGTCCCGTCTGAAGGTTGATAAATAGTTTCACGATGTAATTGACGCATACGAGTAAACGTATCGTCTATACGCGGTCTAGACATAATAAGATACCGCAACGCATCATACGCATGGTCTGGTGCGTGGGTATCTACATCTTCAGGGTTGCTTTTATCCAGAGGAATACTTTGCAGTTCGCGTATCAGGTTAGGACAAGTATTAAATATTTGTAATTTGGGCCTTCCGCTTTGCTGAACCTTCAAGTATTCGTGGATTTGAATCTTGCCTGCAACTCTGTTCTTATCTGCTCGTCTTAGCTTATGTCCAGCCTTTACGAGCGTTTCTCCAACTGTAGGGCCTGTTTGCCCTGTACGGTTCCAACACGCTGTGTCTAATACGCCCGGAACGCTCATTGGATCATTTAATTCCATTTCTGCTATTAGTTGAGCTAGGTCT